GGAGACCACCCACTTACGGACTTCTGGAAAATTCTTTTCCTTGAGATATTTGATGAGTTCATTTACAGGTATGTCTGAGAAAGATGCAAGAATGCCAGCGTCAATTTGTCCCCCAGTAGAATACCTTTGACATTCGTTGAGAACTCGACGAAAATCTGGAAAATGTTTGGTTACAAGTTCTGCAACGACCTTTTCATCATATTCAATCCTTTCCTGATCAAGGATTTGAAGAACTCTTTTGAAGAATGCTCCAGCAAGTTGTTGCTTCTGCTTTCCTTTGATCGTGAAGTCAATGACGGCACAACGGGAATGAAGTGGTTCAATAATTTTGTTCTTGTAGTTACAGGTGAAGATGAATCTGCAGTTATTATAAAATGCCTCAATATTCGCCCGTAGTAGGAGTTGAACATCAGAAGTTGTATTGTCTGCTTCGTCCACAATGATGACTTTGTGCTTAGAATATCCTGTAAGTGAAACAGTAGAAGCAAAGTTCTTTGCTTGGTTCCGAACAGTATCCAGGAAACGTCCTTCGTCGGATCCGTTGATTACATAAAAGTCTGCTCCCAACTCATTACACAACGCCTTTGCGATTGTAGTTTTACCAATACCAGGAGGTCCAGAAAGAAGGAGATTTGGAATCTCACCCTTCTCCACAAACTCCTTAAAGGTTTTTTTAGTATCATCGGGAAGAATACAGTCCTCAATCACTTGAGGACGGTACTTCTCGCAGAATAAGAATTCACTTGTCATAATTTAATTCGCAAACGGACTTTTTAAAATTATTCACAGTTCTAAGAGTTATTCCAGAACTTTTTTGAGAAATAGTTGATTTATCCAATCCCACTTCCCAACCCATAGCACATTTGTTACAGGTTTCTCCAGTACACTCCCAACCACTATGACACTTTTCACATCCTTTACCTCCACATAAATTACAAACAGGATGACTATTATCCATCACTTAAATCCAATCAGGTTTTCTTGACGGTATACGAAGATAATTAGATGCAACCCAAGGTTTGGATGCGATATACATCTTGTAAGCAGTAAAAGTGTCAACGCTTGTGTCAAATTTATATTCATCAGGCATAGCACGGGCGAATGGTGTTATTTCTGTAATCTTCCCTTTCGGAAACAAATAATATGCTTGTAGAAGTGTATTATAACACGAATGGATTTTACCATAACGAACTGCATACTCATCGCACAAGTTCATACCATGTTTGATCAACCAATAGGCATTGTGAATACTTTCCATTGCCCATTTGGTACAGGGGTGATTACGAAACGCACCCTTTTCAGTTTTGTAGGGAGTGTTATCAGTCTTATACAAAGGACCATAATTATGACCCCATTTTTCAGATGCCACAATAGAAAGCATTTGACAGCACTCTAGCGGCATCTTGACAACGTGTTTGTCAGGGAGGCAGATAGCACTCTCAGCAGGCCAAGGAGAAGTTGCAAAGATGTTCATCAGAAACAATACTTTTGAATTACATACTTAACTTGTTCTGGTTTATCTTCCATCCAATAGGCTTCGTGTTCTATCTGTCTGGATGAAGTAGACATTCTAACAGAGTTTTCAATATCTTGAAGTTTACTTTGTGGAAGAGGCATATCTTTTAATGGAATATAAAAAGGTTTATATCCCCTGCACATATGAGCAATATGAGTTGCTTCGTGATATACAGTCTCATTTACATAAAACTTGACATCATTTCCACTATGTTTAATGTTATTCGTACAAATAACTAATTTGTTAGTATTAACATATCCAAAAAAGTTTTTGTCCCTACAAAACCCAACATTTTCTTTAACTGAATACTTTGCACGAATAACATTTTGAATAATCTCACGACCCATAGGAGTCAAATAAAGAAGAAATTCCATCAACCAAAAGTACTATCAGGTTCCAGAGCAATATAATAGCAGAGGTTATACTTTGTATTCTTGAACTGTGACAGTAGTTTTTCTGACACAACCACATCATAAGATCCGGGAATGATCTTGATGTTCTCAACCTTGAAGTTGAAGGTAAATTCCTTGTTCGTTTCACCAACAACGATGGAGTATTCGTTAGAAGTATCGTTTTTCTTATCCCGAACCACCAGACGGATCACTCCTGCCTCACCGACCGCAGAAAGATCGGGAAGTTGATAAACCCCTGCTGCCTTGACCAGTTTCTCCAAAGTTACACTATCAACTTGGAAACAAACGTCCTTTGAAGGCAGTTGGATCTCCTTTTCGGGAGGAGAAATGATCACATTAGGATCTGCATAGAAATACTTCACCCTACGCTTACCCTCACGAATAGTGATGTAAGAATCTTCAGTAAAATCAAGATCGGGATCCTGATGAAGACTAATACCATTTAGAAACTGGTTCAGATCATAAATGGCAAAATCGCGGGGGAATTCTTCGGTGATCTCTGCCTCTGCCAGAATGTTTTTGGCAACAGAAATAGTACGAAGACGATTACCCTTTTTCACAAGAATTGAATTATTAATACCAGCAAAGTTCTTGAGAAGAGCACAGGTATTGTCAGAGAGTTTCATAGTTTTGTCTTGGATTTTCATAATCAATATTGGTATTGGTCAGATTTGTTTTCGTGAAGACCAGCAAAATTATAAAGAAGAATGCAGTAATGAATTGCCTTCAAAATATCCATCTTAGATTTACCATTCTTCTTACCAAAGCGAGAAAGGTACTTGATTGCATTTGAACGGGTAAATGCTTCGGCATCACCAATACTTTCAATCAAATCAAGAGTTTGAGTTTTGGATTGCTCAGAAGTATAATGAGAATGATAAGTGCTGGCAAGATACTCTTCAATTTCTTTCAGAGTCTTATCTTCGTTGTATTTCCAAAAATGATCTTTGCTATCTGCCATAGTAAAAATAAAATAAGGGGGAAGTCATAATTAACCTCCCCCAATTATATCAGAATTGAGGTTGCTCGTCAACCTTGAGTTCACTTTGAACAGGCATCACGAAATCAACATCAACCTTATCGTACAGTTCTAGGAAGGCAGTCTTGGTTTCATCATCAAAACGGTTGACACACACCTGAATCGCCTTTGCCTTATCGCCAAAGATGCTGTAAGCACGAATGATATGAACCAGGCGGCGAGTGCTGATGATTTCCTCAATACCACCATCATAGAAGGTCTTACGGATAATATCTGCCCAATCAACCAACCGCTTACAGAAATCACGATCCTCAAGACCAAGATCCAGAGAAATACCCTCAAGGATCTTCTGTTCGGTGGCAACGGCAGGATAGGATTGCTCAAAGGTCACAGGGAAACGCTCAAGGAATGCTTCGTTGAGAACGTTAGTGCCGATGAACCTACCGTCATCAGAACCCTTACCTTTGGTGTTTGCGGTGGCAAATACGTTGAATCCTGCAGCAGGTTTCACGAAACGTCCGATCTTCTTCAGGAAGATACCTTTTCCTTCCAGAACAGATTGAAGGCACAGAATCTTGTTAGAAGCAAGGTCAATCTCATCCAGAAGCAGAATTGCTCCTCGCTGCAGTGCCTCAATCACGGGTCCATTGTGCCAAACAGTTTCACCATTGACCAGGCGGAAACCACCAATCAGGTCATCCTCGTCAGTTTCAATTGTAACGTTAACACGAATCAGTTCACGCTTCAGTTGAGCACACGCTTGCTCCACACTGAACGTTTTACCATTACCCGAAAGACCCGTAATGAACGTAGGATAGAAAAAACGGGACTGAATAATTTTTTTGATATCGTTAAAATTACCAAACTTGACGAAGGTATCATCTTTTTCAGGAATGAGGTTTTGTTCGACCGCAGGAAGAGCCGCAGGAGAATGGAAAGTGCGTTCAATCTCTTCAACACGCTCTTGAGTCACTTCAAGGTTCCAGCGACCACGATCTGTCTTGAAGGATTCAAGGCGACGAGTAACAGTCTGATAATTGAGACTGCGAGAGGCACAGAATCCGCGAATGTCACCAGCGGAAATTTCAGTACCAAAGGAAGATCGGAGATCAGAAATCAGTTGTTCGTCAGTCACGGAAATTTTGCGAGGCATAATGTAGTTAGTTTGTTTTGTTTAACTGAAGTAATTATACAAGAAAAAAGGGGGTCGTGGGACCCCCTGTGTGCCAGTTTGGAAAGTGGTCTTCATCCGTGCTCACCCATCGCTTTTTGCTTACGAAGTTTCTTTGGATCATTGGTTTTTGATGCTGGGTAATGGTCATCACCACCATCGTCGTCTGGGTTATTAGCAACACGATATAATGCTTGCCTTGTAGCATCAGTCATATTTGCTCTATTTCGCTTTGCTTGATCAGGACTATAAGTTTTTCCAGAATCTGCCCAAGTTTTACCTTCGTGTCCTCTCTTACGAGCATCAGCACTTGCTTCTTTACGTTGAAGTTTTTTACGGTTTGCCTTGAAGTCTTTCATAGACATACCTTCCATAATATCTTCTCTCCACTCTTCACTCATATTCACCATAATTTTTTCTGCTGCTTCTGGTGTTTCGGCATATCCTTCATCAAGTAAGTGTGCAAGGATGATATCATAGAGGTCGTATTGGTCAGCGAGTCCAATTCCAGCAATACCATATCTTCCACCACTACCTGGTGTATATCTACCAGTTCCTGATGGTGTTCCAGACCCACCTAAAGAGGAACTTGCTCCAAATTTTTTCTTTTCATTGGGAGGTAGGACGCCTCTTTGTGCTCCTCTTGCTGCTTGTTTTGCCTTTACATTAGGATCATCAGACTTATGAGCATATCCACGAAGACCATAATCAGAAGAAGTTGTTCTACGGAAATCACCTCTTTGTGCTCTAGCAAGGTTTTGTCTTGCTTGAGTATTTACACCACGCTGACCATAAGTTGGTCTATTTTCCAGTGCAGTTGCTCTATCTGCTGCCTGACCACCACCAGTGCTCTTAGCAATCTGGTTACGAATTGCTGGTTCATTAAGACCACGCTTTGCCATTGCAGTTGCTTCATCAAGTTCCTGATAAACTTGATTATATGCTTCTTGAAGATTGCGAAGTTCTTGTGCGTCCATTTTACAAATACTTTTTAGTTATTTATAAATTTGATTGCGTAGTTTATTCAAATAGTCTTCACTTGCAATATGTCCAGTATATCCGGGATAATACTTTTCGACAAGTGTAGGAATGCCCATAGCAGTAATGCTACTGGTGCATCTAATCCAGATTTCTTTAGTGTCGTATTTAATTACGTGTTCAAATGGAAATTTAGTTTTCATAAGTAAATGTTTTGTTTTTGACTTTTGTATCAAACTCACCAGTTCTTCCTGGTTTCATTTTTCCAACTCCAACATTTTTACCTTTACCAGGCCAAGATGTTTTGGATGTTCCTTTAAGTGTAGCAGAACTACCAGGTTTTCTTTGAATCAATACAGAATCTTGGTCGTCTTTAGAGGACCCTGCAGGAGTATTACGCTTCTGTTTGAGTCCTCCTTCAGTTCCAAGTTTCTCTATAGTCTTTTTAAACCTTCTCTTACC